AGATGGAAATTTAAGTCATATAGGAATATCAAACTTATCTATACACCTATATGCTTTTTATGTTGAATTGAGAGCATTTGGAGCCAACTTTAATTGGAAGGCTAATCCTACTACTCAAAGAGGCGGTGGACCTTCTGGATTTGAAGATAAAGAACCTATGGAAGATATGTATGGTAATATTATGGGAATTGAGTATAAACCAGTTCCTACAAAAGTAAGAACATATAACCAAAGTCAGTTTGATACCTTTACAGAGGATATTAGACAATTATATTTTATAGCAAAAGCAGTAGCTGAAATGCCTATATCTAAATTTACAGGAAACGCAATTACAGATATGCAAACAGCACTAAATGATTATTTTGCTAAGGGTAATGATCAAATTTTAGCAGACAAGAAACAAATTGTAGATGTAGCAACTGGAAAAGCCGAACTAGAGCTTACTTTTGAAGACCAACAATTACGAACTGATATAGAAATTTTAGTTGGTGAATCAAAAGCCAGACAGTTATTGGGAAGAAAAAAACAAGCTGACATAGAATTTATTAAAAAATATTTTAAAAATGATTTTTCACAAATAACAGGTTCTCCTAGCATAAAAGAAGATGTTATAAAAGGACTAAGTGAACAATTAGTAACAGGTAACAAACCTAAAACAAGAAGACATAGTAGTAAATATACTAGTACAAAGAAAAGGAAAAAACCAGCAGCAGCACAAAGAGTTGAAAAAAATATTAAAGATACTCTAAAATCAGCAGCTGTAGCCGGAGCGGCTTTTAAAGGAATAAAAGATTTAGGAAAAAGCAAGGCACCAGGTCAAAAACCTACACGAGGTGCAGATGAATCACAAATGACTCCAAAAGAGTTAGGGTACTTAAAAAGAAAGATAAATACAAGACTACCACAACAAGTAGCAGAAAATATGGGAAGACCTGCACTGATTTTTCAAACAGGTAGATTTGCAAATAGTACTAGACTAGTAGATTTAAAACAAGGAGACAAAAACTTAGTAGGTAAATATACTTATATGTTAAATCCTTACGAAACTTTTGAAAACACAGGAAGATATAGATGGCCAACTGGATATAATCCTAAACCTCTTATAACACAAAGTATAAGAGAATTAGCAGAACAATATACGAATAAAAAATTTACACTTAGGAGACAGTAATGCCAGACAGTCAGTATAGAACAAAACGAAAAAAGATTGCAGTAGCAATGGCAGAACAATTAAAAAAGATTGATGGCAACTATCCATACAATTCAAATGTATTTGATAACGTGGATAGTCATTTAAAATTTTTAGATGAAATCGACCAATATCCGAAAATTTGTGTAGTTGCAGGAGACGAAACTAGACAATATTTACCGGATAGTTATAAATGGCGATTTTTAACTTTAACGATAAGAGCATATGTCCATACAGAAGACGATGCTCAAGAAGAATTAGCATTATTAATCGAAGATATCGAAAGAGTAATCGACGATAATGATGTTTTGGTGTATGACAGCTCTGTTTCCCCGAACGAACAGACCACATCTTTAACGATTGAGTCAATCGGTACTGATGAAGGAGTAATTGCTCCCTTAGGTATAGGAGAAGTAGTAGTTGACGTACGATATTAGGAAACGAAGACGCTCATTAATATGACGCGGAATCCTTTCCAAAGCAATAATAGGAGAAAGCAATGGCTTTAAATCTATCGAGAAATACCAAAGTATTTGTTAGTTCAGTGAATGGAGTAACAGCCTCAGCAGCCTCAAGTGAAGGTGGAATAGCTGGTACTAAAGATCACGGTGGAAGTGCTTCCGGCACTTATGCAATAGGTGATATACTTACTATGGAGAAGTCCGGAGAGTCGGCAACCGTATGTAAATTAGTAGTTTTAGCAGTTTCAAGTTCTTTACCAAGTAAACTTGGAATTCCAAATAACTTTAGAGGTAAAAACTTTGCGGCAAATGATGCCTTAGTTCAAACAGCTACTACAGGTAGTGGAACAGGTTTCACATGTAAAGTTGCTGCAGTTTCTGACCAACTTAACACCGCAGAAGGTGGAAGAGTAGGAACAGGACTGTTTAAAGGTAACGAAGACGATCCAAATACTTTTAAAATTGGTGTACTAGATGGTTATAGTTTTTCTCAAGCTAGTGAAAGTTCAGACATTACTGTTAGTGAAGCGGGTACAAGCCCTAACAGAAGTATGAAAAGATTCAACGACTCATTGGCACCTGCAGAATGGTCATTCTCAACATATGTGAGACCATTTAAGCACAGT